CATCAGGTACTAGTGGTTCATCAGGTACTAGTGGTTCAAGTGGTACATCTGGTTCTTCAGGTGCCCAAGGTAACCCAGGTACACCAGGCACTTCTGGTAGCTCTGGTTCATCTGGTACCTCTGGTTCATCAGGCACTTCAGGTAGTTCTGGCACATCTGGTTCCTCAGGTGCTCAAGGTAATTCAGGTTCTTCAGGTACTTCTGGTACATCAGGTGGTGGAGCAGCAGTAGCAACATATGCTTATTATAAAGATAGCCAAAACTGGGATATACCAAACAACCCATTTTTAGCTGCAGGACGAATTATTTTTAATTACGCCACAGGTGAATTATGGATTCCTAAAGCTGATAGTACGGGGGTTGATCAATCATATAGACTTAAATTACTTTTAGATCAATATTTTGAACTCTCAGTTAAAGTTTCAGCTACTAACCAATACGATCAACTTTCAGTTGAAAGATCACTTCCAGGTCCACAAAATATTAGTGGAATTGATGGATATTACTTTGTTTTTGCTACAGTAAATAATATAGCAGCTTCAGCTAGCCCAGGTGGTGGAACAGGTAATATAGATTGGAGTGAAACTAACGTTTACCCACCATTATCTGATAATGTTTATGCGGCATCTGCTATTACAGTAGAATTTGATAAATGGGTTAACCCATCAGGCGGTGGTAGTGGTACTTCTGGTTCATCTGGTACTTCAGGTGCCCCAGGTTCATCAGGTACATCTGGTACTTCAGGTGGTGGTTCGTTAACAGATCCTTTCCAATTAAATATGGCGGAAATTGGATCAGCAGCATTTAGCTCAAGCTATCTTGAATGGCAAACTAATACAATGTGTACCGCTAGTGTAGAAAACTATTGTGCTTACTTTATTGAATATCAAATCTATGATATCAATACTTCAAACCAACAATCAGAAATGATAACTGGTACCTATAGAGTAGGATTTACAAGAAATGGTTTATATTCAGAATCAACAAGCGATTTATTAATGTTTGATGGTCCTGATACTAACCCAATCAGTGGTTCAAGCCTCTTCCCAGCTACATTCTTATCAGCATCTTACAACACGGGATTAGCTCCTGGATTAGGTAGAATTGAGGTTAAGTTTAAAAATGATACATTCCCTCCACAAAGAAGGTACATATCATATACCTATCGTTTGATAAAAAGACAAGCATTAACATAATAGAATATGGCAACTAAGCAAACTACAATATTTAATGATGGTATAAAGCAATTTAATAGACCTACCTCAACTACTAACTATTCGTATGATACTTACGAGCAGTTACTTAACAGGTATGACATTAAAAGTGTAACTGGAGGTACTCCAAACGCTAATGGATATTTAAGTGTAGATGATACTGATCCTACAAACGTAGCCAATATTAAAATCTACAAAACAGATGTTAATGGTACTAGTAGAGCTGCTCTTTTAGCATCTATGTCTAGAGGAGGTACTATTTATATGCTAGTTACAGGAACTGGCAGTATTGATGCTACTTATAGAATTTTATTCATTACAGATAACGGTACTTACATGACTTTCCAAGTTGAGTATGTATCTGGTGGTGGCTCCCTTCCAGGATGGCCTCTCAATGAAAGAGTTGACCAAATGGTTTTTGATTCTGAATATACTATTGTATTAAACCATGGATATAATTACCTTAGAGTAACAAATAACTCGGGCAGAACTCAACCCATTAGGTTAATTCGTCCTAATTCTCTAGAAGCAGGTGAGGAAGTAGTAGTAGAGATATGGACTGGTACTGGAGGAAACTCTGTTGAAGTTAAATACGAATTAAGTATTGGTGATGGCTCAACTGGTGGGCCCGATTCAAGAAATATATTTTACCCAACATCAGCTGCATCTAATACACCATTAACTTTAGCAATTAATACTAGAGGTGTAGTTAAATTTATGGGGTGGTATCAAAGTACTACCAGAAATGGATTATGGGTAATCGGATCTAGCTATTTAGCAATTAACTAAAATAAGAAAACATGGCTGTAGACACTTACTATTCTATCAACTTCAACGGTGAATTTTTAGACGCCAATGGAAATCCAATTCCTAATGGAGATAGTAACGCTGCTAAATTTGATAGCATAACGGATGCCTCTTTTTTCATTGAAGCTAGTGGATCTGAAGGTATATATTACATTTATACAATAGCGACAAAGACTTTATAATGGCAAATAAATTTGAACAAATCCCCAACCCTATTCAGGCAGGTCAGATCATTAGAGCTGGCCACGTCTCTCAATCTCTTGTAGCATTCACTGGTTTAGATGCCTATGATATTAACTTAAGTGGTAGCTTTGCTATGACGGGTTCTATCTATCATATTGGTATTGATGATGCCGCTGGAGCTGCTGCAAGTGTTTTAGTTAGAGATAACGCTACAGGTGAATACCATATTACCGGCTCTTATGGAGGTGGTGGGGGAGGTTCAGGTACTTCAGGTACCTCAGGTTCATCTGGTTCATCTGGTACTTCGGGTATTAATGGTGCAGACGGTACCTCAGGTTCATCTGGTTCATCTGGTACTTCGGGTATTGGTGCAGACGGAACATCTGGTTCATCTGGTTCATCTGGTACTTCAGGCGTAGGTATAGATGGTACATCTGGCTCATCTGGTTCATCTGGCACTTCGGGTATTGGTGCAGACGGAACATCTGGTAGCTCAGGCTCATCTGGCACTTCGGGTATTGGTGCAGACGGAACATCTGGTAGCTCAGGCTCATCTGGCACTTCAGGCACATCTGGTTCATCAGGTTCCTCAGGTGTAGGTGGTGTAACAACTGCTGGATTAAACGTAACAATTACAGGTACAGGTACAATAGCTGACCCTTATATAGTTGCAGCCAATTCAGCAGCTAGTGGTTCATCAGGTACTTCAGGTTCATCAGGTTCTTCAGGGACCTCGGGTTCATCTGGGGAAACTGGTACTTCTGGTTCATCAGGCTCATCAGGAACTTCTGGTTCTTCAGGTGAAGCTGGTACAAGCGGTTCATCTGGTTCCTCAGGTACTTCAGGTTCATCTGGTTCATCGGGTACTTCTGGTTCTTCAGGTAACTCAGGTACTTCAGGTAGCTCAGGCTCATCAGGTACCTCAGGTTCATCAGGTAACTCAGGTACTTCAGGTTCATCTGGCTCATCGGGTACTTCTGGTTCTTCAGGAGCAGCTGGTACTTCAGGTAGCTCAGGCTCATCAGGTACTAGTGGATCTTCAGGTGCTGGAAGCGCTGTTCAAATCTTAGACGAAAATATTTCACTTACTACAGATGTTGCCTCAATTGATTTTGTAGGAGCAGGTGTAATTGCTACTAACTTAGGAAATGCTGTAACAGTAACTATCGCTGGTGGTGGTGGAAGTAGTGTTAATACCTTTAATACTATGTCAGTAGGAGGTGTCAATCTTATTGCTGATAGCTTAGCCGATACTCTTAATATTGTAAATGGTACTTTAATTTCATCATCTGCAAGCCCATCTACAGATACTTTTAATTATAATGTTTTACCTCCAGCCCAAATTGTAACTAGAAAGGGTGGTGAACTTGGTGTTCAATCCGTTGTTAATGGTACTAATGCTATTATTAGTTGGACTACTACTCAAGGTTATCAAAATAATGATAATTGGTTTGAAATTAATAATGATGGGTCTTTAGTTTATGATTCTATTGGTGGGCAATATATTCAAATCCAGGCTGAAGGTTTATATGAGTTCTCTTATGGAATATGGACTCAAGGTTCACAAAATACTGCTTATAGTCTATTTAACTGGCTCCTCTATCCAAATAGTACATTAACTGGTACCCCAACAGCTACAATGTATGTAAGTACTGAAACTAACCAGTTAGGAAATTCAAGTGGTATTATATCTACTAGCCCTAAATCAGGCAATTTCTATTATTATGTTTCTGCTGCTACTGTAGCTTCAGGCGCTTATGCTGCCCTTAGATTATATGCCAATGCAGGTGATACTGCAGTTGGAGCAGCTTCTAATTTTAATAATACTTGGTGGTCAGTTAAAAGAATATATGCTGAAAATCATATTATCTAAAAATTAAAATATGTGGTATTATAAAGGTGAGGTAATTTCCTCAATAGAGGATTTCCCTCCTCAAACCTTTGGTTTTGTTTATAGAGTTATTCATCAACCAACTGGTAAAATTTATATAGGAAAGAAAGTCCTACAATTTGTACGTAAAACTAAATTAACTAAAAAAGATTTAGCTATGTACGAAGGACAATCTGGGCGTAAACCAACCTATAAAAAAGTCACTAAAGAATCCGATTGGAATACTTACTATGGTTCCCATAAAGAAATTATGGCGTTAATCAAAGAAGGAAAACAATCAGATTTTAGACGTGAAATTTTAACTTGCGTTTCAAATAAAAAGTTATTAACTTACGAGGAAACAAAAGCACTATTCATCTATGAGGTACTACAAAAACCCGATGAATATTTTAACGACAACATTTTAGGTAAGTTCTTTCGAAAAGACTTTGAATAGCGAAATACATTTCGTATATTCACCTATATGGTAAACCATCTATTAGTTAATATTGTAAATTCGGTTTTAGGAGTAGGTAAATCTACTGCTCGAGGTAATCAAGCATACCACTGCCCCTTTTGCAACCACTCTAAACCTAAACTCGAGGTCAATTTTGATGACTCGGTTAAGGGTAATCCTTGGCATTGTTGGGTTTGTGGTAAAAAAGGAACTAATTTAGTTGTTTTATTTAAACAAGCCAAAGCAACTGATGAAGCTATCGCTGAAATTAAAAAACACGTTACCTATTCAGATTACCAGAAAAACGAACGTAGAGTTGAGGCAATAGATTTACCTAAAGAGTTTAAACCGTTCACCTCAATTACAAAAAGCGATATGACAGGACGACAAGCCCTAGCTTATCTAAAACAACGAGGTGTAACTAAAGCGGATATACTGCGCTACAATATTGGTTATTGCGATGGCGGTGTCTATGATAAGATGATTATTATACCGTCGTATTCCCACGAAGGAACTCTAAATTACTTTGTAGCCCGTAACTTCGATCCCCACTCATACATCAAATATAAAAACCCTCCAATGAGTAAGGATATGGTGCCATTTGAATTGTTTATCAATTGGTCTTCTCCTTTGGTATTGTGTGAGGGTATGTTTGATGCATTAGCAATCAAACGAAACGCCATTCCACTTTTGGGTAAACACATCCAGAAGGAACTAATGAAAAAAATTGTTACCTCACAGGTAGAAAAAATATATATAGCTTTAGATAAGGACGCGCAACAAGATGCCGTTAAGTTTTGTGAATACCTAATGAATGAAGGTAAAGAGGTTTACCTGGTTGACTTGGAAGAAAAAGACCCATCGGAAATGGGATTCGAGGCAGTTACTAATCTCATTCAAACAACAATGCCGTTAACTGAATATGACTTAATGGCTAAAAAATTACAATTCGTATGAGTAAGAGAAACATTAAACATTCTTACAACCGTATCTTAGAGATCTCGGAGGATGCAAAGCAAATTACTATGCCAGATTCACGTTATTACAGACGTAATGGTAAATACTATCCTTCAATCACATATGTTTTACAATACTATCCAAAAGGTAAATTCTTTGAAGACTGGCTTAAAAAAGTAGGTTATTCATCTGAACACATTGTTAAAAAAGCAGGTGAAGAAGGTACTCAAGTACACGAAATGATTGAAGACTACCTAAATGGTAAAGAATTAAACTTTTTAAACTCGCTCGGAAACCCATCATACAACCCAGATGTATGGCAAATGTTCCTTCGTTTCGTTGATTTTTGGGAGACTTATGATCCTAAATTGATCGAAACGGAGGTCCACTTGTTCTCCGACCAACTTAAGGTAGCGGGTACTTGTGATATGGTTTGCGAGATTGATGGCGAGTTATGGGTTATTGATTTTAAAACATCTAATAATTTACAAACTACATACGATTTGCAAACAGCTATCTACGCTAAGTGCTATGAAGAATGCTACGGCAAATCGGTTGACCGCACTGGAGTTTTGTGGCTCAAATCATCTAAGCGTGGACCAAAAGACGGGGTTATGCAAGGTAAGGGATGGGAGATCTATGAATCTAAACGATCTCAGGCTGATAACATTGATATTTTCATGACTGTTAAAAAATTGTTTGATTTAGAAAATCCTAAACACTCACCTATTTTTACAGAATTTAGAACGTCAGCTAAACGAAAGTTATAATATTTATTGTAAACGCGCGTTTATGATTTCATTGGTACAATTACTTAAAGAGGCACAAGGTGCCCCCAAAGCTGTCATCTTAGCTGGTGCACCAGGAGCAGGTAAATCATCTGTTGTTGGTGATACTTTATCTGGTTTAGGACTTACTGTTTTAAACATTGATGATGATTTTATTAAAAACCTAAAAGATGCTGGTGTATCTTTAGATTTAAAAAAAGCCGATGCCGAAGGTAGAAGTAAAGCAGCTGTTGCTATGCAAGCCGCCCAAAAATCATATCAAGAAAGATTATCTCAAGAAATTGAAAAACGCAAAAACATCGTAATAGATGGTACAGCTGCTTCGTTTAAGAAAACTAAAGAATTAAAAGAAAACTTAGAAGCAGCTGGTTATGAGGTGTTTATGGTTTACGTTTATTCTTCTTTAGAAAAATCACTTCGTAAAAACGAAGATAGATTTGAACGTTCAAAAGGTGAAGATAGAAGCTTAATGCCTGCTATTGTAATGCAAACATGGGCTAACGTAACTAAAAACATGATTCCTTACCTTAATTTATTTGGTAGCAATTTTGTAGCAACTACTAAAGATCAAAAATTAGCAGATGCTCAAGATTTAGATACAATCATTGATACCTACGTTACCCCTTATATTCCTACTGATACTAAACCTAAAACAGATAAGGAAAAGGCACGCTCAGAAGCTCAAAAGCAAAAAACCGAAGACGAAATTCGTGATTTAATGTCTCAAGAAAACGTTGAACAGATGGTTCAACAAGTTGTATCAGTAGAAGATGCTCAAAACAAACTCAAATCGTTTTTAGGTATATGAAAGATTTAGTGAATGAACTAATAAAGCCTTTTCTTTTAGAAGAAAAAAAAGAAATAGTAGCTTTATATGCTGGGGGCTTTAAACCACCCACAGCAGGACATTTACTTGTAGTTGAAGAAGCATTAGCAAAATACCCTGAAATCGATAAATTCATTGTAGTAGTAGGTACAGGTGTTCGTGACGAGATTGATCAAGAAGAATCTTTATTAGTTTGGGAAATTTACCAAAACTATCTACCTATGAAGGTAGAAATTATGCCTGCTAAAAAACCAGCAATTGGTGAAGTTTATTCTTATGCTAAAGAACATCCTGAACAAACCATTTATTGGGTAATTGGTGGTAGAGAAGGTAGAGAAGATGATCTAAATGATATAGCAGTTAGAACTAGAGCAATTGATAAAGCTGAAGATAAATACAATAACGTAGAAGTTAAAATTATTACTACCCCAGATTCTCAAATGAGCGGTACTAACGCTCGTAAAGCTCTTTTAGCTAACGATAAAGAAGCATTTTTTAAATTTTTACCTGCTAGAGTAAAAGAAAAAGAAGAAATTTTTACTATTTTACGTCCTGCTGCTCTGAATGAGGATCTCACATTTGAGAAAAAAAGAGCATTGATAAAGAAAATTATCCAAATGGCTCGTTCAACAGGAGATTTAACTTCACTTGATAAGTTAGCAGATATGATTGCTCACAAAATTGTGGTTCCAACAGAGAAAAAACCCTCTCCTGGTGAATTTAAAGTAATTGGTGGTAAACCATTTACAGAAAATATTGATTTTACTTCATTAGAAAAAGTACTCGACGATATGTTCGAAGACTTAGATATTGATATTAACTTTACTAAACACTTTAAAGAAAGAGTAATCGAAAGAGGTCTTACTGAAGAAGATATTATTGAATTAATGGAAAAAATCCATGATCAATATGGAGATGAAGTAGCTGATTTATATAGAGACGAAAATAGGGTATTTACCCACTTAAAACGTTTAGTAGATATTGCTGCTGTAAATGTAGGATATGGAGACGATTATTTAAAAGATTTAGTCTTAAAAACAGCCTATAAACGCAATTCCCCAGACGAACCTGAATTTAAAACAAATTCATCATCACCTAAGTTAGCTGTTAATGAACATTCAATGGGTAATTCTATTGATTTATTACCTTATTTAGCTAAGCTAACCCAACATATGATTGATAAAGGTTATAACATTGAGCCTTTACCTGGTCTAACTTTAGTAGATGACGACATTTCCAACGCAGAAGATTTCTTCGGGAAAACCGCATACTACGATCCTAACGAGCAACTCATTGTCCTCTATACTCACGGGCGTCATCCCAAAGATATAGCGCGTAGTTATGCGCATGAGATGATTCATCATATCCAAAACTTGGAAGATCGTTTGGGAGACATTACAACTACAAACACTCAAGAAGATGATCGTTTAAACGATTTAGAGGCTGAAGCTAATCTAAATGGGACAATGACATTTAGAAATTGGACTGACAGCTTACAAGAAAAGAAAAACAAAGATCCATTCGGTCTAAACGCTTATGCTCGCGAATTGGCTTTAGGTTTAGAGGAAGCAATTGTAGGAGATAAAATCGAATGTGACAATTGTGGTTGGGAATGGAAAATAGCTGATGGTGGAGACGATTTATATATCTGTCATAAGTGTGGGCATGATAATACCCCCCAATTAAATGAAGGTGTTTATGATTCCTTAACCACTAAACTTACTAAAGCTACAATTCAAAAGTGGGTAGCTGATTTTAAAAAAAATCCAAAACTCAAATCTTCATTCATTGATTTAGATATTGAAGATGTTGATGGTAAAGGTAGAGATATAGAATTCAACTATGTTGGAATGCTTAAATTTGACAAAAAAGTTGATGGGTATGTAGTTGATGGTACTTCAAATAGTGGTGAAGAGGAAGATAAAATCCCATTCATTGCTACTTTATTTACAGTAAATCCAAAAGTTCTACCACAAGCTTGGTCTCAAATGTCAGCAGACGTTTCAGATGTTATTAGACACGAGATTGAACACCTAACTCAATCTGGTGAAAACGTAAGATCAGGTAAATACATGGACGATGATATCATGATTCGTGATATGATTAACAAACTTAAAATTTTACCTAAAAGTGATTACTATAAACTAGAAAAAGAAGTAGATGCTATGCTTCAAGGCTTATATTTAAAAGCTAAAAAGACTAGAAAACCATTTGCTGACGTAATTAATAATTATTTAGATATTGCCCCTGGTATTGAAACTAAAGAAGATAAAGAAATCATATTAAATCTTTGGAGAAGCAGAAGAAAAGCATTATCTTTACCGATATTCGAAAATGAAGAGGTTATGAACTATACTATTTATTCAGATATGGACGGAGTCCTATCCGATTTTGACAAACGTTTTATGCAATTTTCCGATGGTATTCCACCGGGGCAATACGAGCAACGTAAAGGAAAAGAAGAATTTTGGAAATTAATTGATGACACTGTTGGTGTTCCATTTTGGGCTGGTATGGATTGGATGCCTGATGGTAAAGAATATTGGAACTATATTGAAAAATACAACCCAATTATACTTTCAGCTCCTTCTAAGAATGAAGAATCAAAATATGGTAAGCGCATTTGGAAAAAGCGTAATATGCCTAATAATAAAATGATTTTAGTTCCGGCTTGGAAAAAGAAAGAATATGCTACACCAACTTCTATCTTAATTGACGATAGAGCAGATAATATTAATCAATGGGAAGCTGCTGGTGGTATTGGAATTTTACATACTGATGCTGCTTCTACTATCGCTAAATTAAAAGAATTAGGTTTATGAGTAAAGATAACATCCTAAATAAGGAGTTTGCTAAAAAGGATGTTGAACGCTTACGTAATGTATTATCAGGTAAAGCAGGACAACGTTCAACTGAAGGTGTAGGTTATACTAAAGCAACTGAATTTCACAAAGAAGGTGATGTTTGGACTGAAAATGGTCGTGAATGGACTATTAAAGATGGTATTAAACAAAACCTTACTAAATTAGATAAAGCAAAATCATTGGCTATGCCAATGTTTTGCCCTTCATGTAAAAAAATAATGAAGGGAAATAATGATAAAGAATTTTGGACATCATTTCGTCGTTGTTTTGATTGTCAAGTTGACTTTGAAAACGAATTACGCATTAAAGGATTATGGAAAGAATATCAAAAATCTCTTCATAACGAAGGTGTAGATAACTTTACTCAAAATTACAAACAATGGGCTGAAGATATGCTCAATAGTAATAATGAGGGTTTTGTAACTGAAGCTGGTGATGTAGAAAATTGGAATGGTGGTATAAATAAAGAGTTAGCTCTTAAAAATATTACCGAAACCATTGAATACCTTGAGTCCCTCAAACATTCATAAACTCACTAATATTTATAACCATGAAATTTAACCCAGGGCAATACAGAAAGATAGTAGGAGGTGTAACTTATATTAAAGACACTTATCACACTCAAGTAGATCCTCAACAAGAAGAACCACAAATTGAAGTAAAAATGAGTGGTGAACCTTCTTTGGAGCCTGTTATCGAAGAAATTGTAAACGAAATTAAAGAAATAGACAATGACCCAATTCGACCAGAGCAAGTGGAGGAAAAACCAACTCCTAAGCGAACTAGGACTACAGGAAAGCGTAGCGGATCAAGCAGCAAAGGCAATTGATGACGCTATTGCTTCAGTAGACGAATCTTTATCATATAAAGACTTTGCTTTAGCTGTAGCTAAAATTCTTAAAAACGAATACGGCGCTCATAACTTTGATAAGTTTATGGAAGTTCTTCATACCGAATTAGGCATGAATGAGTCTGTAAACGAAGAACAATCTTACGACACATATAAAGTTCATGTTGTAACAGCTGACCCTCGTGAAGGTGGTCCTGATGAATGGTTTGATGAAGAAGTAAAAGTAGATTCTTCTTTAACAGGTGACGATATTAAAGCAAGCATCAAAGATACTATCTACGATATGGGTTATAGACATTTATACAAACTCAATTACGAGAAAGCATAATGAAAGACTTAAAGAAAATACAAGAATTCTTCTCTAAACCTTTAGATGAAGGTACCCTAACCCAAGACGAATTAGCATACTACAGAAATGAAGCTATGAAAACTTTAGCTAATGCTGATATTGTAGATACAAAATTAGGCAAAACACGTCAAGGTGATAAGTACATTATGGTAATGTATAAAGAAAAATGGGACTTTGCTAACCCACCTAAAAAAGGTATGTACAATCCTGAAACGCAATGGGTTAAAGTATTCTACAACGATGAATCTGAAATTCAAGATTTAATGAACCTAAACGAAGGTACATTCACTGATGGTGAAATCGCTATCTATATGGGCAACGATGATTCAGGTTTAACTCAAATTTGGAAAAGAGGTAATGGCTACTACGGACGAAATGACTCCTTTGACTTTGAAGCTAAAGATAAAGCTGAATTAGAAGCTAAACTTAAGCGTTGGGGATATGAACTTCAAGCAGGTAGCTTAGAAGAAAGTGAATTCTCACCTATAGGCTACGCTAGAAAAATAAAAAGTGGTAAAATTAGCATTGAAAAAGCTAGAGAAGAATCAGGTATCCCATACCATGAACTTTCGGATTTAGTTAAAAAATTAGACGAAGCTAAAGAAGAAGATGCCGTTGATACAATTACAATGGATGTTCCATTGTTTATCCGTGTTTTAGAATATGCTAGAGAAGATGCTCAAGCCGATATGGATTTACACGATTTAGCTGAAAAAGCAATCGCGGCAACTAAACAACAAGGTCTCCTTCAAATGGACGATTATGATATGTTAGTTGGTGAAAAAGAATCTTTAAACGAAGATTTAACATCAGCTCTTACAGCGCTTATAATTTCTATAATAGCTATCCCAGCTTTACCAATAACTGGAGCATTATTAATGGGATTAATTGACTATCTATTTAATGACTTACCTGATCAAAGAGCTGAAGCAAAATCATTAAGATCATACAAGGGACCTGATAAACAAGAAAAAGTTTTAGCTTTGGCTAAAGAAATCGAATCTAAACTATCCCCAGGTAAAAAGAGATACTTAAAAACGTTAGTTGATCGTATTGGTGCCTCAAAACTTGAAGATAAAGCTAAAGAATACCGTGAATTAGATAGATATGTTCAAAGACAAAAATTAGACGAAAACTTAGCTACTGATATTGAATCTGCTCTAGAAGATCTTCCTGTTCCAACTGATATGAATGAAGAAACTTTAACTGAAGCTTACGTTCCCGAAAACATCAAAGAATTTGCTAAAAGAAAAGGTGTTTCACGTTTAGTAAACACTGTAGCAGGTTGGGCCGAAAAAGTAGGAGCTCGTATTACTGGTGGAACTGCTATTGGTAAAAATTACAATACTCTTATCTTAGATATGGGTTACCAAACAGCCGATATTCGTATTGATTGTGATGACGAAGCAGTTGAATTATACGATGAACCAGTTTATAGCTTTGCTGATTTTAAACGTGTGTTTATGGAGGAAGAAGCTCGTAAACAAGAAGAACACGATGAAGAAACATTAAGTCGTGAGCAAGGTTTAGAAGAAGAAGAAAAAGGATACTCAAAATTCTTAGTATCCAAAGACAATCCTAAAGGTGAAACTAAAGGTCTTACACCTGACGTAATGAATAAAATCTTAATGAGAGTAATCCAGGATATAGAGGAATCTCGCCCCGGCTTATGGGATAATATTCGCGCTAAGCAAGAACGTGGTGAAAAACCATCTCGTAAAGGTTCTAAAGCTTATAAAACAGCAGTTAAAGCTGGTAAAGAAATTAATAAGGCGAAAAAATAACCATATTTATAGCATATACTCATACTGAAATGGATAACTTCGATTTAACTAAATTTCTTGCTGAAGGTAAACTCAACGAAAATATGTTTGATGTTACTACAACAGAGAAAATTGCTCAAGCAGTAGCCGACGCGTTTACAGCTGATGATGAACTAGACCTTAAATACGTTGTAAACCCTCGTATTGACGCAGGTCATTTTGATCTTGATGTTGAAGCAGGTCCTAACACACCTGGTGAAGATTGGAAAGATAGAAATGGCTTTGGAATCGAGAACTACTTAGGTGAATATGCAGGTGGTTCTTTTGTAATCAGAGACGGAGTAGTATACAATGCTGCAATGCGTAGTGCCCCTGTTGCTAGAGTATCTCCTGAAGGTGAAGTTGAAATGATTTCAGCTGAAGAATCAAGAGCTGCTATTGGTATGGAAGAAAATAAAGAAGAACAATCAAAATCAAATAAAATGAAAAAATCAGAATTAAAAGAAATGATTAAGGCTGCAATGATGGCTGAAACATCAGTTAGCGAAGCCGAGAAAGTGGACGTTACTGATGATGAGAATGTTGATGTTAAAGACGAAGAAAACGTAGACGTAGACGTTGAAAAAGACGTTGAAGTTGATGATACAGAAACTACTTCGGATATTGATGTTAAAACTACAGTCCCAGGCGAAAGCGCTGACGTAGAAGCTGTTCAAGGTTTACTTATGAAAGCCCAAGAAGAAGCTGCTAAATTAGGCGACGAAAAATTAACTGACCAAATTGGTAACACAATCACTTACTTCACTAGATCACACGTTTCTAGAGTTGCCGAAGTTGATGTTGATGCTGATGGCGAAGGCGTATCAACTAACATTGATGATGTTGCTGCTGCTGAAATCGGTTTAGACGAAAATAAAACTTTAAACGAAGAAGTTACTTTCCCAGTTTGGAATAAAATCAAATAATTAAAAATAACAAATAAAATCTATAAACATGGAATCAAACGAAATCTATATGCAAATGGCCGAATTATGGGCTGAGTTTTCTACAGAACACGCAAAATCATCTAAAGCAGCTAAAGCTAGAGCCCGTAAATCATTAGGCGATATCAAAAAGCTTGTAACAGAATATAGAAAAGCCTCTATTACAGAAGCTAAAGCAAAATAAAATAAAACATGCTCAACGAAAAAAAACTTACTAAAGCTGAACTAAACAAACGCGAAGAACTCATCATGAAGATGAAGAAGAATAAGCGTGCGTTAGTTCAGAAGTATGGTTCCGACGCTGAGCAAGTAATGTATGGTCGCGCCACTAATATAGCAAAAAAACAAGCAGAATCGATGGAAAACGATAAACTTAAAGAAATGGTGAAAACCGCATTACAAAACCCAAAAGCTGCTGACTTAAATAAAGACGGCAAACTTTCAGACTACGAAAAAAAGCGTGGCGCCGCCATCGAAAAATCAATGAAGGAAGAATTCGATTTAGACATTGACCAAGAAGGTGGAGAGCAAGCTGATACAGATAGCTCCGAAGCCGGTATCTTAGATGCTGAAGCTGGTTTAGGTTTAGAAGAAATGGATATCAATGATCCTATCGCTGTGCGTTTAAGAGCTGAAAAAGATAAATTAGCCAAAATGAGAGCAGCTAATGCTGGAGATGATGGTAATGATGAATTCTTTAGAACTGCAAGGAAATTACGTGCTTTAAAAGCTAAACGTGCTGAAATTATGAGCGATATGGAACAAGAAGCCGAAATGGAAGGTGGTCCTATTGCTGATCGTTATGGTGATATGCTTAACAAAATTGATAAAGCTATTGCTAAATTAGGAGGTCACGGAGAATGGGGTCCTGAAAAAGACACAGATATTTCTCGTGATGAAATTGAAAGACGAGCAGCTATGATTAATCCTGTAGACACAGAAATTGCTAAAGAAAAAGCAATGTTTGGTTTAGAAGAAGGTGCTTCAAGCGAAGAAAAACAAATCGCTATGCGTGCTATCAAAAGCATTGCTAAATACAGAGGTGTTAGCAACGACGAAGCAAGAACTGATCTTATTAGAGCAGCTAAAGAAATTGGCGACTTAAAAGAAGATCTAGATTTAGGTCATCAAGACGACGAACCACACATGCTAAAAGCTGACCTATACCGTATTGGAAAATACGCTATGGAACTTTATCAAATGGTAGATCAATTTGAAGGTCAAGGTGAAGTCGATTTCCCACATTGGTGGCAATCAAAAGTAATCAAAGCTAAAGATGCTTTAGTAGGTGCTAAACATTACTTAGACTTTGAAATCAAAGAACCCGAAATCGATGCTATGGTAGGTGTTGCGGGTGAAGAGGAAGTAATCGATATCAACGAAGGTGTTTGGTCTTTAGGTACTGCTGAGCAAATCAAAAATGCTATCAAAAGCTTAGAAATGCTTCGAGGTATGGATGCGGCCTCAATTGTGGATTCACTAGAAGATGATCATAAATTTTATTACAATGTAATAGGTGATGATATCTTTCACGATGCATTAGATTCAGCTTCTCGCAGAGCAGCAATGAGTCAAGTAGATGGAGCTGATATGTCACTTTTAAATGCTATTGACAGAGCAGAAGAATTACTTGCAGTTGTACAAAAAAGAGAAGGCCTTAAAGAAGAAGCTGTTAATACTCGTCACATCGAAGATCACGAGTACATGGCTGCTAAAATTCAAAAGGCAATGAACGATTTAGATAAAAAATCAGAAGATTATGAGTCTAAATTATATCGTCTCCAACAAGCTAGAAAAGCAAATAACAAAAGCGACTTTAAAACCGCTATGAAAATTATGAAGCCCTTTTTAGCACCTGTGGAAGAAACGCAATATGCCTCACTTGCCGAAAAATTAGCTAAACAATTAAAGTCTAAATAATGACTAAGCAGGAACTAAGAGATAAAATTAAGATCTTAGCTAAGCGAGTATACCAAGACAGAATTGCTGTTGACAAAGCTGCTGTTGAATATGACGAGCTAACTAAATTCCCAGAGTTGAAGGACGTAATAGTATCCCTATTAGGTCCTCAATTTGATGCTTTCGTTGCATCTATTGATTGGGTAGCTCCAAAACCAACAACATTCCGTATTAACCTTAAGAACAACGAAAATTTCTATTTAGTTTATACTCCTAGAACATTTATCGCTGAAATAGAAGGTAAAAAATACTACTTACTTAACTTAAATGAGCAAGAAAATGCTGAAAACGCTATTGCTCGTATTTTAAGATATGGTGCCCCTGATATTGGTGGAGCTCAAGATGCTGCTGAATTTGATACAGGTAGCGCTGGTGGGGACTTCCCAGAAGAAACAGCATCAGATTCAACTGATGTAACAGTAGATGCCGGTGGAGAAGATGTTACAGTAGATACAACAACAGATGTAGAAGCAGAAGCATAATGGACGTTTTTGATAAATTCTTTCGTAAGTTTTCTTACAAATTTGATAAAGGGTATCCTGACTTGAATAACGAGCAGGATATTTTCTTACTTAATGAAATTCTTAATAATTTGGGTGTTGGTTTAGGTGAAACTTTAATCATTACTGAATCTGCAGAAGATATTAAATTAAAATTAATGGATGCTGGTTTTGATGAAGATGATATCGTTATCAAAAGTAGCAAACGAATTCGTTTATTAACTAAAGGTAATGAAAGACAGACTACTATAGATAAACTAGTAGATGATCTTAAATACACCTACGACCCAGACTTTAAAGGTTCATCTTTAGGAGCTATTATTGCAGACGATGGTACTGCTATTTTAGTTAAACCTAAGGAAAGACAAGGTGGTGCTTCTGCCGGTTTAGATAATGAATCGGCATTTGTTGGTGGTATTAACCAATATACTCAAGAAGGTCCTATAACAGTAATTTTGAAAGGTAAAAATAAAACCTTAACTTACAAAGATATTACTGGAGCTACTGAAGTAGGTAGAGACACAACTGGAGGTAAAAAAGCAGACGCTAGACTAATGTCAGGCGACACAGTAGTAGCAAATATTTCTATTAAGAAAGGAAATGCTTCAATGTGGGAAAGCGCAGATAGAAGATACAAAGAATTAATGCAAAAGTTTTCTGCTAAACTTCTTAAAGACCCTTACCCAAATTTAGGTTTACGTCCTACTGAAAAAACAGATATTTACCGTTTAACTAACCCTGCTACTAATCAAGATTATAGTGGAGTAATTATTACGGATTTACCTAATAGTGAAGAAGAATCAATTATTTTTGGAACAGATGATCCTAAAACAGTAGTTGTTAAAAAAACATTTACTAAAAACGATTTCAAATTCTCTAACAACACCCTCACTATAGATTCAGGGTATGTAATGAGTGAATTATCGGATATTGAAGGAACTGATTATGAACCAATTTTAGTAGTTAGACACGATGTAACTCGTACTGCAACTAATGGTTTACGTCCTATTGTTTATAATAGAGACCATGCATATAAAAATGGTGCTATTACAGGAAATAGAATTGAAATTTCGTACGACGAAGCAATTAAATAATATTTATAGATATGTGTAGCTGTGGATGTGGAACTTGTAGTGCTCAAAAGCCTGTGGTGTTAAATGAAAGTTTAGCGCCCAAACAAATCCTTTCTGAGGGTTTGAAATATCACATGGATAACGCATTACCTCTTACTGAGCACGTATTCCGTGCTGGATCGACTGAGTATTTCAATTTATGGGCTGAAGCCCGCGCTTTATACGCACGTAACATCCTTGAGGTGCAAGGTGATGATTTAGAGGTATTAACTGAGACAGATCTTGGTAATTTTGGTATGTTTGAGGGTAAAAAAGTACCATTAGATTTCCCTATCGAGTTAACAGAAGAGGAAATTGATGAAGCTTACAGCACTTATGAGCAACGTATGATTAACCAAATCAAACGTTTTAAAAAAGAAGGTTTACCTATGTTTAATCTTCCAATAAAAACTCAAAAGTTCTATGCTAAACATCAAAAAGAAATTGATGCTTTAGATGAAACTGAAATTAACGAAGAAGCTAAGAAAAAAACAGGTAAACCAATGCGTGACTCATCAGGAGGTAAAGCATATAAGGTTTATGTTAAAGACCCTAAAACCAAGAAAATTAAAACAGTACGTTTTGGTTCAGGTGGTTTAAAGGCAAAAATTAATAATCCAAAGGCAAGACAAGCGTTCGCTAAGCGTCACAAGTGTTCAACTAAGAAAGATAAAACTAAAGCTTCATACTGGAGTTGTCGTTTACCGAGATACGCTAAATTGTTAGGCCTTAAGTCTAACTTTAGCGGTTTTTGGTGATGGATTTATTTAACGAACTTGCTTGGTATCAATTTAAAATTCTTAAAGAAGTACGAGATTTACCTCTTAACGAACAAGTAGATAAGTATAACAAATATCTTTGGGAATTATCTTTAGCGAGAGATTATTATTTACAATATCAAGTAAAAGGAAAAAGATTAACTCTTCAAAATGTAGGTTTTCTCCTTCAAGAAGATTTATTTGATTTAGAACAAGAAGACGGAAGTAAAATTTTTATAACAGCATATGCCTAATCTACCAATATCAGGACTACCAGCTTCAGATGCTCTAACAGGGGCAGAATTATTTGCTGATGTTCAAGGTGGTGTAACTAAATACACTACTTTAGATGATGTTACAAATTATGTAACTAGTTCTATTGAAACTTATACTCAAAACAATACTAATAATTCTTATTTAGTACCTGTTGATATAACAGTTCAAGATGAAGTAAACCAATGGCTTACAGGTTCAGCCTATGCTGATACAGCTATGATTCATTTAGATTGGACTGGGGCAAATGGTACAATGGATTTATACCTTCCGGATGCTACTGCAGCTGTTAATGTTAACAGATCAATTAGATTTATTAGTGATAATACTTTTTCAACTTCAACTAGAGCTGAATTAACCCCTCTACCAGGTCAAACACTAGATGGTAGTGCCGGTTCTTATACTATTAATAAAGCATATGAAGGTATTATGGTATGGTCTGATGGAGTTGAATGGTATAGAATTCAAACAAAAGCTGGATAATGCAACCCTATAAAGATCTGGAAAAAACAGACAGTTATATTATCCGAGAATTTTCCCAAAACATTGACCCTATTGAGTTAATGTGGCATCGGGATGATGAAGATCGTACTATAGAAATAATAGGAGAAACAAACTGGAAATTTCAATTTGATAATTCTTTGCCTATTTCCTTTAAAGATCGTATATTTATAAAACGTCATGAGTGGCACCGTGTTATAAAAGGCACTGGTAAATTAACACTCAAAATACATTTAGACTGATTCATAGCCAGTCGATT